ATTAAACAAATCAATAGATGAGCAAGTAATTGATTTATTTGTAAAACTTAAAAAGGAATACTATAACTTTAAAGATAATGCAAAATGGGACTAATATGTGAATCTTTTTACTTCTATAATAACGGAGTATACAAAACAATTGAAAACTACTCACCTGAAGGATGGTTTACAGACCTTAAAAGAGTAGAGCCTAGTATTAAAATATTTGGTACTAGAGAGCAAATAGACAAAGCATTAGATGATTATATTAAATTAACAGGACTTAATTTAGATGAAGTATATGATTATGAAGATGAAGAAATGTTAAAAGTCTATAAAGAAAAGTATGATAAAATGAATAATAACAAAGCATTAATAACAACAATATGAAAGAAGAAACTAGATTACTAAAAATAATAGAAAAACAAAGAAAAGAAATTCAAATGTATCAAGACAACCTTGATGTTGATAGAATAAGTAAAGCAATGGCAAATATAAATACTTTCCAATGTTGTGAAGGTAAATTGTATTTAGCAGGAATAGATGAATATGGAAAAGACTTTCAAGTCTGTTTTGATGCTTATGATTTTCTTAATTGGATAGACACAGAACAAATAGAATATATAAAAGAACAATTGATTAAACACATAAAAACAAAATGAAAAAAGAAATTAATAAATATGAGTTTGAAAGTTATTTTGCAGAATACAGACCAAATAACTTTACTCCACATGGCAGAATAGCATTATTTGAAATGCTAAATAATTATGAGGAAGATACAGGTGAAGAAATAGAGTTTGACCCTATTGCATTCTGTTGTGAATATACAGAATATGAGGATATGGAAGAATTTTGGCTTGACTATGACAGACAAGAATATCCTGATGAACAGTCAATTATGGATGCTACATTTTATTGGGCTTTTGGCAATAGTTCTTTTATAATACGAAATATTTAAATAAAATTTGTTATTTTTAACAAAATTATTAACTAAAAAAAGTAAAATGAAAACAGAAAAAATCAAAGAAAAATACAATCATTATGGTTTAACACCTGATGACGTGTTCAAGCACCAGCATTACGTTATCATAACACGTTCTGGTATTGACAAGATACAAGCAATTGAAAACATAATTATTGACTATGAGGTTATAAATTGTGAAAGAGATTTTTGTGTAGTCAAAGCCAATGCAACTATGATGGCACAAGGGTCAAGTCAACCAACAATACAAACTTTTGGTTCAGCTTTAAAAGGTGGCTTTAAAGATGGGAATTGTAATACTTGGTATGTAATGGAAATGGCAGAAAAAAGGGCTATGAGTAGGGCTGTTTTAAAACTTACTGGCTTTTATGAGTTAGGTGTATTTGGTGAAGATGAATCAGAAGAATTTAAAAAGAAATAACATAGGTTGTGAAAGGGTTAGGTATCAAACATTTAATAATTAGCTGTTATACTTTGTGGCTTACCAACTCCTTTTCACTTCCTTTTTTTAATAACTAAATAAAATAATATGAAAACAAATATGCCAAAAAATAGCATTAACACACCTTTAGAAAAAAATGAAAAAATAGATTTTTTTAAAAAGGAAAATGAAAGAGTAAAAGAATATAATTTAAGACTTAAACTTGAACTCATTAAAACAAATGAAAAGCTAAATAAAATCAAAAAAATAATTAAAACAAAATAAACATGAAAAAGTACAGGGTAAAAAATTTAAAAAAAGTAAATTATGGTGGTGCATTTACTTTAGTAGAAAAATGGTTTAAAAATGGAATAGAAAAATGCAAGATTGTCAATGAAGAAGGTTGGGAATATGTATGTGAATTAAAGAATATTGAAGAAATTAAAACAAAGTCTAATAAAAACAAAAAGAAATAAAATGGAAATTAAAGGAAAAATAATTAAAATGTTACCAGTAGAAACTGGTATATCTAAAGCAGGAAAAGAATGGAAAAAGCAAGATGTTATTTTAAAGCAGTTTGATAAATTTGAAACTGATGTATGTGTAACAGCCTTTGGTGGTGAGTCATTAAGAAAGCTAGATGGCTTTAATGTTGGAGATACAGTAAGTGCAGCTGTTAATATTAAAAGTAATGAATTTAATGGCAAGTATTATACTAGTGTAAATGCTTGGCAATGGAATAATAAAAATTCAGAAAGTAATGAGGAATATATTACTTCTGATAATAATGATATGCCATTCTAAGATGACAGAGGAATTAAATTTTAAAGCTATTTGCAACCTCACTACAGAGGTAATGGGGTTGCCTACTGGCTCTTTGTCAGATAAAAGTAGAAAAAGACAATTGCAGTCATCTAGGTCAATTGCTGCATATATTGGGTTGACAGAAGAAAAAATAAGTAGATATGTTATAGCAGAAGTTTTAGATAGGGATAGGTCTTTAACATATCATTATGTAAAAGCACATAAAAAAAATTTTAAAAAATGTAAAATTTATAGAAATGCATTTACAAAGGTTTATAAAAAGTATAAAGATATTGATGATAAAAAAGAAATATTTGTATCTGGTCGGCACATGAAAAATTACTTATTACAAAATAAGGTTAATGAATCAAGAAAATCAGATGTAAAACTACAAGTTAAAAGTGGAGAAGCTATATGTATTATACATACAACTTATTTTGATTTTTCTAATCAAATTGAAAATATTAATTTAGCACTCAAAAATTATCATTTTACTATTAACATTTTACAATTAAAATAATATAATGAACAAACCAAATTACTACGCTATTATTCCTGCAGAAGTAAGATATAATAAAAAACTTACACCAAACTCTAAACTTCTTTATGCTGAAATAACAGCTTTATGTAATATGAATGGAAAATGTACAGCATCAACTGAATATTTTTGTAATCTTTATGAGGTTAGTAGGGTTTCAATACAAAAGTGGTTGAAAATATTAGAAGACAATAAATATATAAAGCGTGTTAATATATATAAACAAGGTAGTAAAGAAATAGAAACAAGGGTGATAACTTTGGTTAACATACCTTGTAAAGAAAAGTTAACAGATAATATTAATGCTAAAGCATATACTAATAATAATCTTACAGATAGTAATAAAAAGGCTCTCTTTAAAAAACCAACTATTAATGATGTAAAAAATTATTGTAACTTCCGAAACAATAATATAGATGCAGAAGCCTTTTATGACTTTTATGAAAGTAAAGATTGGAAAATTGGAAAAAACAAAATGAAAGACTGGAAGGCTTGTGTTCGGACTTGGGAACGTAGAGAAACAAAAAAACCTACAATGAGCAAAATACATCAGCACTTGCAAAAAAATATGAATGTAAAAGAAAAAATAAAAAAAAGATTTAAAAATGAGACTAATTAAAACAATGTCAAAAGAAGACTTATTATTGTCTTGTGTTGATTTATTAACTAGAACTTATGTTGAAATAGGCCAAAATAATATAGAAGAAGAGTCAATTGAAAATATGGCAGAAAGTTTAGCATATGATTTATTTAGAATGTATAAAAACTTTTATTTTGAAGATGCTGTAAATGCTTTTAGGTTAGGTGTAAGAAGCCCAATTAAAGGTGATTTTATTCATTTAACTGTTCCTGTTTATATAAAATGGTTAAAAAAACATCAAGAATTAATATGGTATGCAACTTCTTTAGTTGACCAAGGAGAAGACCCTAAACATGTGTTACACTACAGACCAGAACCAAAACTACTCAAATGATAGGCTGGGTATTAATCGCAGCAATTTTGCTGCATATAAACTATAAATTAAGAAAATGAAAACAATCACAATTAAATCAGAAGAGGTTAAAAGTCAATCAGATGCAATACTTTGGCACTTAAAAACTTATGGAAGTATAACAAGTTATGAGGCTATAAAAGAGTATGGTGCAACAAGGCTTTCAGCTATTATATATAATCATAGAAAAGATGGTTATAATATTTTTAGTGTTCCATTAAAAAAGAAAACAAGATTTGGAAGAACAACCACAATTGCTAAATATAATTATAATAAACCATTAGCTACACATACACAAAGTGAGTTATGGCAAAATCAATAAGTAGATTAAAAAAAGAGCTTGATAAATACTTTAGTCTTTTTATACGATTAAGAGATGCAACAGATGAAGGCATGGTACAATGCGTAACTTGTGGTTGTGTTAAATATTATAAATCAGGAATGCAAAACGGTCACTTTCAGTCAAGAAGTTTTTTATCTACTAGGTTTGATGAGCAAAACTGTCAGCCACAGTGCGTTGCTTGTAATATGTTTAGACAGGGCGAACAGTATAAGTTTGCTTTAGCTTTAGATGCTAAATATGGTGAAGGAACAGCCCAGGAGTTACAATTTAAAGCAAAACAAATTCATAAGATTTCTAGGGCTGACTATGAGGATAAAATAAGTTATTACAAAGAGGCTGTTAAAAACTTAAAAAAAGAAAAGGGATTAGAGTAAACATTTATTTTATTTTAGCCGTATGCACACACCAATTTATTCAAGCGAAGAACATAAGTTGATAGTTGAGTCATACATTACAATGTGCAAACAATTTACTGAAGAGGTAGCATCCCAAGCAAGGTACAAGAATTATTTAGAGGTTTTAGATTTAATAGTTGAATATTCTAACGGATATGGTGAAGGTGTTAGAGAAAACAACTTCTATGATTGGATAGTAATATTACCAATTAATATTTCAGTTGCAACAAGTGGATTCTATGCAGGAATAGAAACAAAAACAAACTCAGCTGTCATACGTGCATACAAGGTAGTATTAGAACAAATGCTTACTGAAACTGTAAATAGACTAGATTCTTTAGAGCCAGACAATGACTGATATTTATCTTGAAATATCAAAGCTGACAGATAAATTTAGAACTATGGCTTATGGTATTACAAATGATGAAAACAAAGTTAATGAGGCTGTTCAAGAACTAATGCTTTATTTCTTACAGGCAAACCCAGAAGTAATTAAAAAAATATATATAAATGACGGTATTAAAGGAATTACAAGGTATGGTGCAGTAGCTTTAAGAAGGTCTTTAACAAGTAAGCGTAGCAATTTTTACTATAAGTATGGCAAGTATTATACTCACATAGATGAATATACAAGCACAATAACTTATGATGTAATTGAAACTGGTGAGGTTGTGCCTAATAAACATTTGTATAATTTACCAAATGAGGAAGAGGATGTAAGTCATAATGAATCTTTGTATAAACTAGAATTAATTGATGCTGAGCTTGATAAGTTAACATGGTATGACCGTGAGCTTTTTAAATTATATTATTATGATGGTAACACACTCGATTCACTAGCAGCAAAAACAAAAATAAGTAGGAACAGCTTATTTACAACAATAGACAAAGTAAGAACAATATTAAAAAAAGAATTAAATGAAGATGTATAACCCAAAAACACACGACTTATTTTTTATGCAGTTTGGCTTTAAGCACCCTGACTGGAGAGAACCATATTATTCAGTTAATAATGAATAAATTTTTTGTTCCTAATAATGTTTATGAAGATAGAATAGCAATATGTAGAAGTTGTGTATTTTATTTTAAACCAACAGGAACATGTAAGGACTGCGGTTGTTTTATGAAAATTAAGGCACGTTTAGCACCTATGGAATGCAGTCAAAAGAAATGGCAAAAAACAACAAAGATAGAAACACCTGATGATTTACCACAAGAAATAATAGATGAAATACTTGAAATGTGGGAAGATTTAAAAACAGGAAGAGCAAAAAATGTAGAAGCAAAAAAACGTATGATTGAAACTTATAACACAATATATAACACAAATTATTCTACTAGGACTAATTGTGGCTCATGCATTTCCACTTGCTTTGATGGAATTAAAAAACTTTATGAAAAATATAAAAATGACTAAAGATTATAAAAAAACACCACAACCTCACTACTATACAGGAAACCTTTATGGGTATTCAGCTAAAGACATAGTTGATGACTTTGATTTAAGTGCTTGGAAAGCCCAAGCTTTACAGTATATATTACGAGCAGGAAACAAAGAAGGGAATCCAGCTGAGCAAGACATACAAAAGGCAATAAACGTATTGCACTTTGAATTAGAAAAGATACATGAAGAAAGTAAAACATTAACAGGAGGATTAGCACAATGACACTATACACTTGTGAATGTAAAAAAGAAACCAAAGAAGTATCTAAAGCTAAGATAGTTTATAGAGATAAAAAGTGGGTAGCAGATGTTATGTGTAGTTGTGGTAAATACATGACCTCAAAACCTGTTGAAGGTATGCCTAGCCTTAAAAGAACAGAAGCATCACTTAGTAAAAAGAAAAGGCATGACAAACTGTGGGATGGTGCAAAAGAAAAGTTAATTGGTGAAAGAGGTATTAATGAACCATTTAAATAAAATTAATTAAATTCTATTATATATTATGAAACAACAAGTTAAGATAAGTAAGGTATTACCAAACAAACACAATCCTAGAATTATAAAAGATTCTAAATTTAAAGAACTAGTAGCAAGTATTAAAAGTTTTCCAAAAATGTTTGAAAAAAGACCAATTATTGTTGATGAGAATATGATGGTGCTTGGTGGTAATATGAGACTAAAGGCAGCAAAAGAAGCAGGATTAAAAGAAGTATGGATTGATGATACTGAAGATTGGACAGAACTTGAAAAAAGAGAATTTATAATTAAAGACAATACTCCTTATGGTGAATGGGAATGGAATATGTTAGCAAATGAATGGGATAGTGTTCAACTTGCTGAATGGGGTTTAGATGTTTGGCAAAATCAAGATGATTTAGAAGAACCTGATTTTAATGAACTTACAGATGATAATAAAAATAAACCACCAACAATTAAAATAACTTTTAATAATATAAATGATTTGCAAAATGCAGAAAAAGAAATAGCAACAATAGTAAATAAATATAATAAAGCAACATATTCTGTAAGTGCTGGAGAATTATGATATTAAAAAATGCTTCATATAAAGCTATTAAATATGCTTGTCTTAAATTTCATTATGCTAAAAGCATTCCTGTTAATGTATTTGGTTTTTCTGTATTTAATAAGTTAAATGAATGGTGTGGTGTTATTTTATATGGTACAGGTGCAAATTCTAATTTAGCTAAGCCTTATGGTTTAAAGCAAGGGCAAGCAATAGAATTAGTAAGAATGGCTTTAAATGGAAAACAAGATAGTACTAGTAAAGCTTTATCATTAAGTTTAAAATTAATAAAAAAAAAATTACCATTATGTAAAATTATAATTAGTTATGCAGATATAGACCAAAATCATACAGGAATAATATATCAAGCTACAAATTGGATATATGAAGGAGAATTTAACAAAGGCACAGTTTCAGGATATTTAATAAAAGGGAAAAAAGTGCATAATAAAACGATATATGGCAAAGGTGTCAAACAAAATTTAAAAAGTGTAAGAAAATATATTGATTCAAATGCAGAAATATATATAACTAAAGGCAAAAGAAAATATATATATCCATTAACAAAAGAATTAAAAGATAGGTGTTTAGAATTAAAAAAACCTTATCCTAAAAATGCGAGTAAAGCATAAAGAGTAATGCGTTGGCTATTCCAAGTCAAAGAAGGGGTGCAATTCCACCTACTCGCTCAAAATATAAAAAATGGAACAAAATAGAACAAAGATTAACAAAGAGAGATTGCTCAAAGCATTAGAGTCAAGTCTAGGGGTGATTACTACAGCACTAAAAGCAACTGACCTGTCAAGGACTAACTTTTATAAATGGCTTAAAGAAGATGAGGAATTTGCAGCTAAAGTAGAACAGATTGAAAACATTCAGAAAGATTTTATAAAGTCTAAGTATTATGAATGTGTAAAGGACAAAGTGCCTTCAGTTGTTATACATGCTGCTAAAACTCAATTAGGTTGGAATGAAACAAACAAAGTAGACCTGACATCAAAAGATGATAAGATAAAAATAAATATAAATCTTGGAGATTAATCCTGAATTTACTAAGACTCAAAAAGAGTGTTTAAAATACTTGCTAGACAATAAGACAACAGAAGTATTGTTTGGAGGTGCAGCAGGTGGTGGGAAGTCTTGGGTTGGTGTAAGTTATTTAATCTTAATGTGTATTGAGTACCCACGTACTAGATACTTGATGGGAAGGTCAAAGTTAGATGCTTTAAAAAAGACAACACTAAATACTTTCTTTGAAGTTTGTACAGCCTGGAATCTAAAAGCTATTGAGGATTACACCTTTAATGGTTCAAGTAATGTTATAACCTTTTTTAATGGCTCAGAGATAATACTAAAAGACTTATTCTTATACCCATCAGATAGAAACTTTGATAGCTTAGGGTCTTTAGAAATAACAGGTGCTTTTATTGATGAGGCAAATCAAATAACAGAAAAGGCAAAGAATGTTGTTGCATCAAGATTAAGATACAAGCTAGATGAAAACAATTTAATACCTAAAATGCTAATGACTTGTAACCCTGCAAAGAACTGGGTCTACACTGAATATTACAGACCTGCCAAAGATGGCACTATAAAACCTTATAGAAAGTTTATACAAAGTTTAGTTGGTGACAACACCTATATATCAAAGCATTATGAGAAACAATTATTTGAACTTGATGAGTTAAGCAAACAAAGACTTTTATTTGGAAATTGGGAGTATGATGCAACCAATGATAGTCTAATACAATATGATGCAATATTAAACATGTTTAGTCAACAAGGTGTTGAAGGTGATAAATACATAAGTTGTGATGTAGCACGTTTTGGTGCTGATAGAACAGTTATAATGGTTTGGGAAGGGCTACACCTTAGAAAGATACAAACGTTGCTTAAATCGTCTGTAAATGAGGTTGTGGAGGCTGTTAAGACATTGCAACAAGAGTATCAAGTGAATTTAAGAAATGTAATAGTAGATGAGGATGGTGTTGGTGGTGGTGTTAAAGATTATTTAAGATGTCAAGGTTTTGTCAATAATGCAAGACCTTTAAAAAATGAAAACTATCAAAATTTAAAAACACAATGTTATTACAAGTTAGCTGACTTAATTAATAAAGCACAGATAGGTATAAGTTGTTCAGATGTTAATATAAAGAACCAATTGATAGAAGAGTGTGAGCAAGTTAGAACTAAAGATGCTGACAAAGACAATAAATTACAGATAATACCAAAAGACAATGTTAAAGCTATACTAGGCAGGTCACCAGATTACTCTGATGCATTAGCTATGAGAATGTATTATGAGATAGATAGTAATTTTGGAAAATATTATGTGCAGTAAAAAAGGGGAGTAGTCAGAAAGAAGATATAATAACTAAAAAAAATAGAATGTTCTACTCCCCTTCAAAAGTAAAATGAATACAAACTTGGCGCAAATATACACTTTTAAACTAAATAACAACAATTTCTATTATATAATATATGAAGGTTAACATAAAGAAGAAGGGCAAGAAGAAGGAGTATAAATTAATTAGCAGTTGGACAGAGGTTACACTAGAAAAATGGTTAAAGCTAGTTAGTTTTAAAACAGGAACAAAGACTAAGGAAGCAAGAGAAACAATAGCAGCTCTTTCTGATATTCCGAAAAATGTCATTGACCAATTGGAGTTAAAAGATGTGGCATTGATTATGGAAAAAGTTGCTGACCTTCAAAAAGATGAGGATAGTTCTTTAAAAAGAGTGATTGAAATAGATGGGAAGCGATATGGTTTTCACCCTGACCTTAATAGTATAACGTTAGGTGAGTATGCTGATATTGAAAACTTTATAAAGAATGATATTGAAAAGAATCTACCTGAGTTGATGGCGGTTCTTTATAGACCGATAGTAGAAGAAACAAGTAGTGGGGTTTATACTATTGAAGCCTATGATGGTGATATAACTATAAGGACAGAGAAAATGAAAAAGATGCCAATAGAGCAAGTGCAAAGCGCACTGGTTTTTTTTTATCATTTCGCACAGGTATTATTAATGATTTTGCAATCATTTTTGATTCGCAAGCAGATGGAAATGACGAAGCAATAGCGTCAGAGTCATTTGCAGAAAAATGGAGTTGGTTTGGTGTGATGTATAGGTTGACAAATGCAGATATTTCAAAGCTAGATGCAATAACAAAACTCAATCTTTTAGAAGCACTAACATGGTTAAGTTATGAAACTGATTTAAATATACAAAATAAAGTAAAATATGCCAGTAAACAATAAAACGTATAACAATGTAATAAATACAATGTGTCGGTTAGGTGAGTATCATCATCAAATATCTACTGTTTCAGTAGGTGATATATTTGACATAGATATGAACCAAACTAAAATGCCTTTGTTACATATAAACCCTACTAATGTAACAACAGGTGATTCGGAACTGGTGTTTAACTTTCAGTTGTTTATTGCTGACCTAGTAAGTGAAAAAGATGATTGGCAAGTAAAGCAAAATAAAGAACTAACTAAATTAGTAAATACAAAAAATAATGAGCAGCAAGTATGGAACCAAACATTAGGAATATGTACTGATTTTATAGGTATGTTGCGACATAGTGTAGCTCAATCAATAGAAGGAGTAAATGATATTAACTTTCCATTGTATTTTACAGAAGACCAGTTTACTCTTGAGCCTTTCCAAGAAAGGTTCGATAATTTACTATGTGGCTGGACATTTACAATAGGTGTAAAAGTAGTTAATGACTTTAGCACATGTGACATACCAGTTAACCTAAGAGGAGCGGGATACTAATGATTGAATACTTAAAACGATTAAATACAATAAAAATAGGCAAAGTAGAAATAAAGATAATACCACCAACAAGAAAAATAAGGTTATGAGTTACGACGATTTACTAGAAAAATTAGAAGCAATAAGCATTAAGTTTGAAACTTACAATGACTACCCACAAAGTGCAACAAATAACGCAAAAAAAGTTATTAGATGGAAAAAAGAACATGGTGATGAGGTTAAGGGAATGACAAGAACTGGGTGGACAAGAGCAGCACAATTAGCAAGGAAAGCCAACATTTCAAGAGATACAATTGCACGTATGGCTTCTTTTAAAAGGCATGAAAAAAATGCAGAGATAAACCCTGAGTATAAATCAACCCCTTGGAAAGACAACGGTTATGTTGCATGGCTAGGGTGGGGTGGTACAAGTGGTATCAACTGGGCAATTAACAAATTAAAACAAATAGATAAAAAATAAAATTATGGCAAATTTAGTAGCAACGATTTCTGAAACTGTAACAATCAATGGGGCATTGAGGGGTTCTTCTAACACATATACAGTTACAGATATTTTAAACACTTTTGAAAGGACAGTAACATGCCCGCATTCAAATGAAACAATTATAGCAACTTTTAATAGCAATGTTTATGGCAGTGCAGGTGCAATAGACTTAGAAAACACTAAGTATATTAGGGTAACAAATATAAGTGCAACGGCTGTCTTAGACTTAGCTGTTTCAACTACAGGTACAAGTTATACTGTTGTTTTAACACCAGGGGCTTCGCATATATTATGTCAAGCTGATACAACTGCAAAAGGTTATAATTCAGCAACTGCAACATTTACAACATTAGAAGACATCGAAAAATTGACAGTAAAGCCAAGGAGTACTGATGATGCAAATGTAGAAATATTTGTTGGTGTAGTTTAAATGAAAACCACTAATATAAAAAGGTACTTAGACAGCTTTGCTAAACAGGTTGTAAATGATGCTAAATTAGACTTAAGCAATTCAAAAGATGCGATGGGAAAAAGCAGGGGTAATACAGCTTTAGGTGAATCAATAAGGTCTACAGTTGAGGTTACAGACAGGGGCTTTAGTGTAAAGTTTTACATGTTTGATTATGGTACTTTTTTAGACAAAGGTGTTTCAGGAACTAAAACAAAAAGGACTTTTACAAATTATTTATTAAACAATGAGTCAAGCCCATACAGTTATACAACCAAAGGGCCGCCTGTTGATATAATATCTAAATGGATAAAAAAGAAAGGCATAGAGCCTAAAGGTTTAGGAAGGGGAAGGTCAAGAGATACTGGCCAATTTATATCTGGCTTTGCTTATTTAATAAGTAAAAAAATAAAAAGGGAAGGTATTAAAAGCATTAGTTTTTTTCAAAAGCCATTAGGCATAGGTTATAAAACACTAAAAGAAGACTTATTGAAAAACATTGCTTTAGACATACAAACATATATAACAACATTTACAAAATAAAATAAAATGTCATCAAATACAGAATTTTTACAAAAACCACGATATTCAACTTTAGCAGTAGGGCAGGAAATAATATTTTCAGTTGCTAACAATATTGTTGTTTTAAATGAAACTAGGGTTAAATATATTGTAAGGGTGTTTATACAAGATGAAGAAGCTGGTATGTCATCACTAGGAACAAATACTAATTTGATAGGAACATTTAAGGTGTCACCAAACAATGCAGGGGTTGGCATGATTGATATTAGCAATGTAGTTGAAAATTATGTAAACTCTGATAATTTAGCTACTAATGGTAGTGCTGTTAAGCAAAAAAATACAGATGATGATTACGCAAACCCAATACATTTTATTGATAGGTATTCAAAAAATAAAAATACAATAAAATACTTAGCATTAAGGTTTACACTTGAATATTTAGATACAACTACTAATTTAGTAACTGAAGATACAAGCACATGGCTAAATACAGACGTGTATAGAATTTTTAACGGTTATATAAAAAGAACAGACCCTTTAGTTAGGGGTGGTGTTACAAGTTCAGGTTTTACCCTCCCATTTTCTTATTTTGGTTTTGACCTGTCAAAGTTTAACCCTGAAACAACAACCCCCGGATTATTCCTAACTAATGCCCCTAAAGTGCAATATGCTAATGATGGTGATTATGGTACTTTGTCTTTTTTAACTATTAACACCACCACGTCAAAAGCTGTTAGAAAAATTATAGTTACAACATTTAACAGTTCAGGTGTACAATAATCATTAGACACTATTGGTAGGACTTCAAGTGCAGGGAGTTATACATATAATGATTTCACACCTGTTGCTGATAGGCTAATTGGCTATTTTGGTTGTTTTCCTGGAAACCTTAGAAACTGGGCAAGTAACTTTAAAAACGCTTATGATGACCCTACTAAAGAAATTTCATATTATACAATTGAAACACAAAATAATTCTAATGCTAAAACAATGGAAACTTATACAATATACATAAATTGCCCTAATACAAAAGGGTATGAAAGTATAAGGCTTTGTTGGTTAAACCAATGGGGTGCTTGGGATTATTACACGTTTACACAAAAGTCAGTTAGAAAAACAACTACAAAGGCACTACTTATAACCAACTAGCTGGAACATGGAATGAAACAACCTACAAACCTTATGGCTTTAAAGGTGGTAAAAAATCTTTTAGGGTTAATGCTACCGAAACAATATCTATGAGTACAGACTTTGTAACAGAAGATGAAAATGTGATGTTTGAAGAGCTTACTAATAGCCCTGAGGTTTATATACTTCAACCGTATAGAGATGATACTGATTTATATTCTATGCTAAATGATTATGTTACACCAGTTAGGTTAAAGTCTACTAGCTTTACTAAAAAAACAGTTGCAAATGATAAGTTAATTCAATATACTTTTGAGGTTGAAAAAAGTGAAACATTAAGAACACAATCAATATAATGAGTGTACAATTAGAAATATTACCGCAAGAATATTTAGGGTTTTTAAATGACATGAGTCCTTTGCCAACTGAGCAGCTTGCTGATGCACAAGTTTGGTATAGTGATAATCCAAACCAAGGCAGTATCATCTTTGACCCTTTTGCTTTAAATAACAATACCAACCAAGTTACTGTAAATGCTACAGCATTAGGTTACCCTAACAACCCAAACTCTGTATCTTTTGTACAACAATTTACTAATGATATTGGTAACGCTTTAGCTGCATCAGGGAGTACGTTAAACCTTTGGCTTCCGGGAAAATGGTTTCGTGGCCGTGCAGATGTGGCTGGTTCACAAAACTTAGGACCAAATAGGCAGTCACAAAGTTTTGGTAGTGGTCTTGCAGGCCAAAACCTAGTAGCATTGGCAGGTCGAACAGATTCGCAAACTTCAAATGTTGTGCCTGCAAAATATTGTGCTGGTTACAAGATGGGTGGGTTGACTATTGGTAATAGCTATGAAGTTAAAATATTAGTTGAACGGGCTCAGGGTGTAGGGACTAAAACAACACCTTCTTTAGGTTTGTTTATATCTTCGCCTTCAACACAAATTGGTTTTTTAGATGCAGGAAACAGTCCAAATGGCCTGCAAGGTATTTTCGAACCTTTAGACACTGTAAATACTTACACCCAACACACAATGACTTTTGTGGCAACAACACAATATGACATTTTGTGGATATACTTCCAAAATGATGCAGCTTTAGATGCTAAGTCTGTTCGTATAAGGAGTGCTTCTGTAAAAGGTATAATTGGAACTGATTTAAATGAATTTAGTTCTGGTGATGGTTCTGTTGTATGTGACTTATATGAAGAAGAAAACATACCCCTAAGTTTATCAATTGATGATTTTAAAAAGGTAACTGAAAAAGTACAATCTTATTCTAAAGCATTTAAACTACCAGCAACAAAACGAAATAGCAAAATATTTGACAATATCTTTGAGGTTACAAGGACTGCACAAGATGGCTATTCATTTAACCCTTATGTTAAAACTAGGTGCAGGTTAAAAGAAGATGGTTTTGTTTTATTTGAAGGTTACCTAAGGCTAATAGATATACAAGAAAAAGGCGGTGAAATAAGTTACAATATAAATTTATATTCAGAAGCTGTTGCCCTTGCAGATGTTTTAGCTGATAGAACATTTGACAATATTGACTTTAGTGAACTTGACCATATTTACAACATTACTAATATTACAGATAGCTGGATTGGTGAACTAGAACTTGTTTTACCATTAGAAGCGGACAGTTTTGCTGGTGATGAGAATGATACAACTACTGATGTTTTAAAATACCCATTTTGTGACTGGAACCATCAGTTTATACCACATGATGATAATGGTGGTGCAGATGAAGGCCAACCTGAATTGTTAAACCTACAATCAGCATTTAGACCTTTTATAAAAGTTAAATACCTAATAGATAAAATTATTTCAGCTACACCATTTCAAATTACAAGTAATTTCTTTGATAGTATAGATTTTAATAAACTATACATGGACTTTAATTGGGGTGATGACTCATCACCTAGTACTGCAACTGACACGGGTGAAGCTACTTACAGTACATCAACTGGTGAAATAGGTGCTTTTGTAACTGGTGACCCTGTTAACTATGCAACAACAGCTTTTACAAATATAAAGTTTTATAATGATTCTTTTACCCCTGAGATGGGTTGGGATACAACTAACCATCAATTTGAAATACCATCAGGGTTGACAGGTGTTAGCATGGATTTAAGTGCCACAGTTAGGTTTGCGTGTAAAAAAGATTGTGATATTACATTTGAATGGTTTGTTCACCCAATAGGTTCTGGGGGGCAAACTTATACTATTAACACACAAACATTAAGTGTTACAGGTGCTGCCGCTGGCTTTCCAGTTTTAGGACCTGTACAAATCCCACTTGCTTTTGGGGGGTTTACTATTGCATACCAAACTGTTGATGCTGTTGTTTTTGAAGGTGGTTTTTACTCTAATACACCGCTAGTAAAAACAAACCCAGACGGTAACTTGTCAAGTTTAAATGTTACAAGTTTTTCATCAAATGCTGTTAATACAGTAACGGTTGTAAGTAGTAATCATGGTTATAACCCCTATGACAACACCCATGAGTTGGTATTTAAAGGACCGGGTGCTTCTTTTTATTCATCAGCACATAGTACATACAGTACAAGCACAGGGACTATACAGCTAACCTCTGGTGACAAGGTAGGTTTAAGATGGAAGGCAACTGAAAGTAATGCTGTCAGGCAAAGAGATATGGGTTATTTCCATAATGTAGATAATGAAATGAAAGACCTACCTTCCACACTTAGTGCAACAATAAATTATATAGGTACTGTTGGTAATAACAGGTTAAATACAATTAGGGGTGAATTGGAACAGTGGGCTTTCTTAAAAGGTATTTTTAACATGTTTAATTTAGTTACTGTACCTGACAAATCTAACCCTAATAATATACTTATTGAACCATATAAAGATATTTTTGTTGACAATGATGACATACAAACGCATGACTGGACAGACAAAGTTGATGGCTTTGAAAAGAAATTAACACCACTGACAGACTTAAAACAAAAGACTATATTTAAGTATGAAGAAGATGAAGATGACTATGCTTTTAATGTTTATAAAAAATCATCAGGAACAAATTTTTTGTATGGAAGTAGGTTTTTTGATGCTTCTGGGTTTACAATATTAGAAAATGATACAGAAGAAATAGTTGCCGAACCATTTGCTGCAACAGTAATAAAACCTTTAATGTCACAATACGCACCACTTGTTGTACCAAATATCTATGCTTACAATGAAAGTGATAATGTATCTGAAAGTTTTGAGAATTTACCTAGAATTTTGTATGACAATGGTATTGCCCAATTACAAGGGTTAAAAATACACATACCAGCACAAAATGCAGTTATTGCAACTGAACTGACAGAATATTTACAATTTAGTCATTTATCATCAATACCAACGCAAGTTTCTATACCACCGTCAGCTGGTGATACTAGGGATTTTAACTTCGGACCTTTAGAATTAATTCCATTAGGAAACGTATCACCAAACAATAATTTATTTGCAACATATTGGCAGCCTTATTTTGGTGAACTTTATAACCCTGATACAAGGTCAATGACAATTAAAGTAAGTTTAAATGCTAGTGACATTAACACTTTTAATATGTATGACAAAGTATTTATTAAAAACAGAGAATTTAGAGTTAATAAAATAGATTACAAACCGGGAGATTTGTCAACTGTTGAATTTATATTAATACCATAAAATAATGAGTGAAATAACAGGACCATTACCACCATCCGCAGATTACATAACAGGTTATTCTGTAAAACCATCATTAATAGATAATTTTGGTAATGTTAGCTTTACTGATGGCACAACCCAAATATCACCTACACAAAAACAATGTGAAGCGTATGGGTATACTTATGACCATGCTACAAGCACTTGTTTTGCTTATAGGTCAAACCCGAACCTAAGAAAAGCATTTAATAACATGGATAATAAGTTACAGGGTGCTAGAAATAATGCTGAAGCTGGTGCAACAAGAAATTATGTAGTTGGGCATAATAATAACGTTAAAAGCCAATCAAGTGACAATTTAATTGTTGGGAGTAACAATGAAGTTGGTGTAAATATAAAAAACACAACTGTATTAGGTAATTATGGAGTTGCACAAAGACCGGGTGAGTTTGTTATTGGTGGGGGTGGTAATACTATAGGCAAAGGGCAAAATTCTACAATACATTTGTCAGGGGTTACTGAAAATGAAGCACCAACAAACTTACTTGTAAATGGTATTACTAGCTTAACAACAATTGCTAGAGATTCTGATACATCATCTACATCTTTTACAGGATTTGAAGCTAATGTAATGGGTGTTAGAACGGGTGGAACAGCTGCAGGAAATGTATATGATAGAATATTATTAAGAGCAACGGGAATAGCATATTTAAAGGCAGACAACCAATCAGTTACGACATTAGGTAGTTTTGGAACGGTTGCGGGCTGGACAGCCGCAGTTGCATTTAGTGGCACTAATGATATGCATTTACAGGTTACAGGCAGTAGGTTTATGGAAATAGCTTGGAGTTGTACCCTTAACCTTTATGAAATGAAAGTATAAAATAAAAACAAATGGCAAAAGAAACAATAGAAGTAGAAATTAAAGGTAACACTAAAAGTGCTACAAAAGATGTAAAAGAGTATGTAATGACCCTTGATGAGATTAATGCAAAAGTAAAAGAACAAAAGCAAATACTTCATGAATTAAAGGGGGAGGAAATTAAACTCAAGCAGGCTAGGGCTGGAATGAATGATTATGAAAGAAGCCTTACAGGTATTGATAAAAAAATAGAACACATTAGCCTTTCTATAAAAGACCAAACACATGCAGTTAAAGGTTTAACAGACCAACAGAAAGAAGCAACTAAAGCTGAAAAAGAAAACAACAAAGAGGCAAAAGAAAGTATTGCAAATCTTCAGTTTATGGGTGTTTCCCTTAATGGTATAAAGAAAGGTTTTAGCCAAATAATACCTACTGCAAGGGCTATGTTTGGCACTATTAAGGCAGGTATAATGTCTACAGGTATTGGTGCTTTAATTATAGCTGTAACATCATTAATGGCAGCTTTTAAAAGGTCAGAAAAAGGTCAAGAAAAGTTCCAAAGAATTATGGCTGGTATTGGTGCTGTTGTAAATCAAGTTATGGATTTGTTTGCAGACTTAGGTGGGGTCATAGTAAATGCTTTTGAAAACCCTAAAGAAGCTGTATTGGGCTTATGGAACGCATTAAAAACAAATATTGTAAATAGAATTACTGGAATAGTAGATTTATTTGTAGGCTTAGGTACTGTTATAAAAGGTGCTTTAGACTTAGATTTAGATGCTGTAAAAAAAGGGGCTGCTGAGATTGGTGAAAGTTATACCCAAGTTCTTACAGGTGTTGATGATTTGTTTGGCAAGGCTACAAAATCAGTTTCAGAATTTGTAAAAGAAACTGTTAAAGAAGTAGAAGCAATAGACAGGGTAACTAAAAAAAGACAACAAGCACACCATATTGACAGAAAATTAAAAGTAGAAAGGGCTAAGGCAGATAGAGAAATTAATGACATTAGGTTACAAGCTGAAGATAGAGAAAACAAAAGTGCAACAGAAAGAATAGCATTGCTTAGAAGAGCGCAGGAAATAGAAGAGGGTATTACAAATAAAGAAATACAATCTAAAAAAATATTGATAGAAGCCCAAAAATTAGAAATGGCTCAGGGTAAAAACACTATTGAGGACAAAGACAAATTAGCGCAATTACAAGCTGAATTAATTCAATTAGATACTAAAAAACTAAGAAGCCAAAGGTTATTACAAACACAAATAACCACAGCTGTTAATGAAGAAAAAGCACAAAAGGAAGAGGACAAGAAACAAAAAGATGCTGATATTAAAGAAGCTGAAGACAGGGCAAAAAAAGAAGCTGAAATTTTACTTGCATTACAACAAGAAAATACACTTGCATTAATAGAAGATATGCACACAAGGGCATTAGCAGAGTTAAAAATACAAGAAGACAAAGAATTGGCTAGTGCTGAACTATTAGAAAACTCAGAATTGGTTAAAGATGAAATAAGAAAGAAGTTTGCTAGACAACGTGGTGTAATAGAACAAAAACAAGCTGATGATGAAATTAAATTAGAAAAACAAGTATTAGATGCTAAAAAAGGTTTAGGTAAACAAGGCCTTAAGTTAGTTGAAACATTAGCAGGTGAGGGTTCAGCTGTAGGTAAGGCAGCTGCAATAGCATCAGCAACTATGTCAGGTGTAGAAAGTGTTCAAAATGCATTTACAACAGCACAAAAATCACCAATTACTGTTGGGTTCCCAGCATACCCGTTTGTACAGGCAGGCCTTGCAGGTGCATTCTCAGCTGTACAATTAGCAAAAATTGTTAGTGGCGGAGGTGGTGGTGCATCAGGAGGAGGTGGTGGAGGAGGTGCAGCAGCCGCAGCAGCAGCCCCAGCCCCACAAATGATGTCAGGTGCTTTTGAGTTAAGTGGTGTTTCAGAACCAGAACCAGTCAAAGCCTTCGTTGTAACTGATGAAATGACCTCGTCACAGAACCAGCTTGCAAATATAAGACGTAGAGCAACAATTTAAAAATCAAACGAATATTAATTAAATCTATTATATAATATGCCTTGTAAAAAATGTAAAGACGGAAAATATAAATTTGGAGAAACAGGTGAGTGTAAGTATGAAACTAAAGCAGCTTGTGAAGCTGACAACAAAGATTATTACGATAAGACTACTTCTATTGTAGAACTAGTTATTGATGATGATAGTGAGGAACTAGCCATTGACGCTATTAGCTTAGTATCAGCACCAGCTATCGAACAAGACTTTGTTTATTTTGGCAAAGAAAAAAACAACCTAACATTTGCTAAGGTTGATGAGGATAAGAGAATGCTAGTTAGTCCTGCTTTGATACCAAATAAGCAAATATTTAGATATAATCCCAATACGGACTCTGAGTATTACGTGTATTTTAGTCCTGAAACAGTACGTAAATCGTCAGAGCTATATTTAAAACATAACAATCATCATAAAGCAACTTATGAGCATCAAGATAGGGTTTCTGGTGTTTTAACTACTGAAAGTTGGATTATAGAAGACCCTAAAATGGATAAGTCAAGACTTTTCGGTTACGACCTTCCTAAAGGCACTTGGATGGTTTCTATGAAAATAAATAATGACGAGCTTTGGAGTAAGGTTAAAGATGGTTCATTACGCGGCTTGAGCATCGAAGGATACTTCACCGACCGCATGGAAAAGATGTCAGAAAGAACACCAACAGATGAAGAAATACTATCAGCTTTAAACGAGATAATAAACGAAAATCAAACAAAGTAAATAACAATTCTATTATATTAAAAAAGAACCTATGGACATTAAAGAAAAAATACTAGTAGCACTTGGCTTAAACAAAGCTGAGGAAGAAATTAAATTAGCTTGGCAGTCAAAAGGAGAGGACGGTACAATTTATGTATCTACTGCCGAGGAGTTAGAAGCTGGGGTGGACATCTCAGTACTAACCGAAGACGGCACAACGATACTTTTGCCAGTCGGAACGTACAAAACTGAAGACGGTGTTTCTTTTCGTGTAGAAGAGGAAGGTGTGGTTGCTGAAGTTATCGAGTCTGAAACTGAAGAGGAAGTTGAAGCAGAAGATGATAAAGAAGAAAAAGAAGAAATGTCAGAAGAAACTGAATTAAAAGAAGAGGATGACAAAGATGAATATGATGAGGAAGCTGATGTTGCTGATTGGAAGGGTATGGAAAAGCGTATCAAGAACTTAGAAGACGCAGTAGCTGACCTTAAAAGAGAAAAAGTAGGTGGTGATGACAAAGTAGAAGAAATGTCTGAAGAAACTAAAGAGCTTACTAAAAAAGAAGAAATTAGTGATGACACTATGGTTGAGTTATCTTCTGATGATGAAATTAAAAAATTAAAAGAAGAAAACGAAAAACTTAAAACTGAATTAGCAGCTAGTCCTGCTGATGCACCAATTAACACAAATAAATTTAGTTCAGATAATAAAGTTTCTTTATCTAAAAAAGAATTATCCAAACTAACTAAAAGAGAAAAATATTTCTACGAATTATATAAATAAAATATTAACATTAAAACAATTAAAAAATGGCAATAGACGCAACAGCAAGTAATTATGCAGGGAAAGCGGCAGGATTTTATATCAACGCTGCATTACGTCAAGCAAACTCAATGGAGTTTTTGACAATGATAGAAAATATCAAATACAAGAGTAACATCCAGAAAATGGCAAATACTGGAATAGTAAGAAACGCATCATGTGATTTTACTGCAAATGGAACTTTAACTTTAACAGAGGCAGTTTTAACGCCAAAGAACCTACAAATAAATACAGACATTTGTAAGCAAAATCTTTTAGAGTCTTGGGAGGCGGCTGAAATGAGAGCAGGTGCAGGTGCTCCACCTCCAGCATCTTTTGATGACTATGTAATCTCTTACTTAGGTGAGATTATCGCAAATGCTACAGAAGTTTCTATATGGACTGGAAACGATGCAACACAAGGTGAATTTACTGGTTTTGTAGGTGGGGGTGTTGGTCACTTAGTATTAGATGGAACAGTAACTGATGTAGCAAAGACAGGTACTTTTACAGCTGCCGCAGGTGCTGGTAACATTATAACAGAGTTACAAGCACTTACAGCTGCTATTCCAACAACTGTATATACTAAAGATGACTTATACATATATATGTCACCAAAATCTTATAGATTATACATTTCAGCAATCTCTGCTTTAGGTTATGTTAATGCATACTCTATGAACGGAGATTATGATGCAGTATTTGAAGGAATTAAATTGGCTGTTTGCAACGGAATGAAAGACGATGTATTAGTTGCAGCAGAAAAGTCAAACATGTTCTTTGGTACTGACCTTCTAAGTGACGCTACAAGAATCGCTTTAATGGACATGTCACAGCTCGATGGAAGCGATAACATGAGGGTAGTGGCAAGATACTCAGCTGGTACACAAGTAGGTGTTGGGGCTGACGTTGTTCTTTTATCATAATAAACCTAATTAAGAGAAGCAGGGGTGTAAAAACCTCTGCATCTTTAACCCTTTAAAAATTAACAACTTATGGCATGTACGGCATTAACAAAAGGACGAGGTTTAGACTGTAACCGAGTAGCTGGGGGCGTAAAGAATGTGTACTTTTCAGTATATGATGACTTTGGCAACACAGACTGGGCTTACGATTCAACAAACCCACAAGAAATAGACACAATAGATTGGAACACACATAGTATTTACAAATACGTTATGCCATTAGGTGTAGCAAGTGTATCTGACGCAATAACAGGTTCAACGGAGAACGGAACAATTTTCTATACTCCAACTGTAAATATCATGTTAAACAAATTAACTAAAGAAGACCAAAACCAAATAAAACTTTTAGGTCAAACTAAAGTAAGAATGTTAGTTGAACTAAATGCAAAGTTAGCAAGTGGTCATGATGCAATTTTATGTGTAGGCTTTGAAAATGGCTTAGACTTAAACACTGGTTCAATGGATAGCGGGGCGGCATTTGGTGACCGTAATGGTTACACGTTGACCTTCACGGGCATGGAGTCAAGACCAATGGCTTTCTTAGAAGACTATGGTTCAGCTATATTTGATAACGCAGGATTTACAAATAAAGCAACACCATTTGTAGTTTCATCTTAAACTAATTTGTAGTTTTTATATATTTCTAGAGAAGAGTGGCTAATATGTCGCTCTTTTCTTTTATAAGGCAAATAAAATCAGTCTTTTTCTATTATATAGTATATGATACAAGGATTTACACAAAGCAATTTTGAAGCTTATTTACAAACAGAAGATAATAGAATAGACACTTCAGTTGGTTCTTCTAATATTAAGCACTTGTTTAAGTTTACTAATGATATGGATGGTAGTGTGCATTATGCTTATGCCAGGACTGAAATAATATATGACAGATATACTTATTTTTTGTTTAATTACAATGCTACTCCTAATATGTTTACAGGACAAACAAATTTAAAAGCAGGTTATTATAAATATGAAGTATATGAAGTAAGTTGGATTGGAACGCCTTCTTTTGCAAAAGGAAGAACGCCACAAACAGAATTAGAAGTAATTACACCAGCAGCAAGTACAAGAGGTGTTGTACAAGGGTTAGTTACAAAGGGTAAAATGTATATAGATGAAAAAGCAGGAACAGAAGAAGTGTCATATATACAAAGTGCAAAGAGTGTGCAAACATTAACAATAAAATATGGGGGTGCAGGTTATACATCAGCACCAACTTTAACAATAGTAGGTGACAATATAACACAAGCAACTGCAACAGCAACAGTAGCAGGAGGTGTGGTAAATGCAGTAACAATAACAAATGCTGGAAATGGCTATACAGAGAACCCTACTGTAACAGTATCAGGAGGGGGTGCAGCAATAAACGCAAGTATAACAGCAAGTATAGAAGAAACAAATTATATATATTACGGACAATAAAATAAAAAAAAATGGCAATAGAAAACGTACAACAATTATTAGGTGAGCAACTAGGTAAAAATCCTGGAACAGAAGTTTTCACAGGTGAAGTGTCAGGCAAAGACTTTTACTGTGTTTACTTTCCCGTTGAAAGTGCAATATCAGCAATAACTGCTGCTAGTGTAACAAATGTAACTGCATTACAAACAACTGTTCCAGCAGGAACAACACTTTTTATGAATATTACCGCTATGACACTTACGGGTGGAATAGGCGTAGGATATAAAGAATAATATGTTATCATTAAAACAAGGTTTAAGTTTAAATTCATCTAACTATCCATCAGGTAGTGCATGGTCACCTAGTGATGAAACAACTTTAGAAGGTTGGTGGAAAAAAGACACTTTAGTTTCTACTATTGATGGAAAGGTTTCGGAATGGGGAGATAGCTCAGGTAATGGTATATCAATGAGGCAGACAACCGCTGGCAATAGACCATCTTTTAGTAGTGGTGTTTTAACTTTTGACAACGCAGCTAGTACTTTTTTAAGTTCTGGTGGTCAAATTAGTTTAAGTGGGGATTTTACTGTTGGCGCTAAATTAAAACCTGACACTAATGTTGGTGTTATTGTGGCGGATATAACAGCAACTGGCGAATTTCTTAGATTTAATACATCTAGCAATTTAAGAATAAAAGTTGATAATGGTGCAAATACTGATATACCAAAAGATAGTGGTGATTATTTAGAAGAAGCCTATATGGTATTGACTAGGTCAAGTGGAACGCTGACATTATATTGGAAGGGTGTTGCACAATCAACAACAAGGTCGTTGTCAGGAACAGCTGACATTGATGCAATAGGTGCTAGAAAACCACAAAACAACCCTTTTGATGGTGAAATGTCAGAAATACAAATTTACAGTTCAAGTAGTGCTACATTGACTGCAAATGTTAATGCATGGTTATTAAACCTTATGCCATAATTAAATAAAAAAACATGAAAGACAATATCATTAATATTAATTTAGAAACAAGTACAGCACCAGTTATTAAAGAAACAAGAGGCAGAGATTGGATTTCTTACGGTGATGCAAATGGGGAGTGGGCTAATCTTTATCCTCAGTTTCTAGTTGATTTATATTATTCAAGTTCAATATCAGCTGCCATTATTAATTCTACGTCTGAGATGATAGCAGGAGAAGCATTAGTTATTGAAGATGAAGAAGAAAGAGAATTAGAGGCTACAGTTAAATTGCAAAACTTTATGAATAGGGCTAATAGCAATGAAAGTCTACATGAAATTATAAAAAAACTAGCATTTGACTTTAAGCTACAAGGAGGGTTCGCTCTAAATATTGTTTGGTCGAAAGATAGGACTCAAATAGCGGAGATTTACCATCTGGATGTAACCAAACTACGATGTGCTAGACCTGATGAAATGGGAAGGACTACAGGTTATTATATCTCAGCTGACTGGTCTAACACTAGAATGAACAAACCCTATTATGTTCCTGCATTTAATCCTAATGACAGAACATCACCAAATCAAATAATGTATTCAGGTCTTTATAGTCCTGATATGAACTCGTATTACACACCTGATTACGTCTCTTGCAATAATTGGGCGTTGATTGATGCTCGTGTATCTGAATATCATCTCAACGCTATATCTAGTGGCTTTTCTGGCAGCTTTATGATTTCTTTCGCGAATGGGATACCTTCACAGGAAGAAAGAATGCAAATTGAAAGAAGTCTAACTGAGAAGTTTGTTGGTCAGAAAAACGCAGGCAAATTTGTGCTAACGTTTAGCGACGATAAAACAAGAACACCAGAAGTTACACCAATAAGCACAAGTGATTTGGATAAGCAATATTTAGCACTACAAGAACTACTCACTTCGAACATTTTAAGCGGCCACCGTGTCACTTCTAAAACGCTTATGGGTATTGACTCGGCAAATGGGTTTTCAAGCAATACAGACGAAATTATAAATGCCGCAAATTTCTATCTTAACACGGTGATAAAGCCCTTCCAAGACCACATAGTAAAACAGTTAAGAAAAATATTTCAAATTAACAACATGGATATGCCTGTTAATTTTGTACAGCTTAAACCTATTACAGTTCAGTTTGACTCTAAGACTATTAGGGAAGTGATGACAACTGATGAAATACGTGATGAGCTTGGCTTAGAGCCTTTAGGCAATGAAGATACTGTTGAAGATGATGTAAAACTAGCTAAAGTAGGTAGCATGGTTACAGATGGTGTTGAACTACCTTTATTTGATACTATTGAAGAAGCAGAGGCAGAGGCTAAAAAAATAGGCTGTTCTGGTTATCACACGCACACACAGGATGGAAAAGAATATTATATGCCATGTGAATCACATAAGCAAATTAAAGAAAACTTAACTAAATGTAATTGCAGTTCAAATAAAACAGAATTGCAAAAATGGATAGAAGAGTTTGGTGAAGATATGCCAAGTGATTGGGAATTAGTAGATGAAGAGGTTGTTGATGGAGAGCATACAGACTTTGACTTTGAAGATGAGCTTAATAGATTAGCAGAAGAAAAAATTGAACTAGCAGAAGCTGTAACTGCTACACCCAATAAAAGAAGTTCTCAAGATGGTGCTAACAGGTCAAGAAGTTTTTATTATAAAGTAAGATATGTTTATGCTACTGATAATTTCTTAGTAAACAAGTCAGGAACTAGCAGGGACTTTTGCAAAGACATGGTCGCTGCAAACAAGCTATACACTAAAGAGGATTTGGTAAATGCAGATAGTCAAATACTTAACAAAGGTTTTGGTCACGATGGTGAAGCATACAATATTTTTCTCTATAAAGGCGGACCGCAATGCAGACATTTTTTCCTCAGAAGGATTTTCAAAACTTCATTAAGAAATGCAAAGCAACCAATTGAAGATAGTCAACTTATAGGCTATACAAAAGCAAAATCAGAAGGATTTACAGCTGAAAGAAATGATAAGCTAGTAGCAATAGCACCACAACGAATGGAAAATAACGGATATTATAATTAACTATGTCATACGTACTCTTTATATCTCAACAGAAACTCGCTGAATCAACAGCAATAAACCTAAATGTCGATACGGAATTACTATTACCTTATGTAAGACAGGCACAAAAACTATATGTTGAACCTAAGCTAGGAACAAAATTAACTCAAAAAATAAAAGATTTAATTACAGGTGGAACTATTAATGATGTTGCTAATGCAGCATACAAGACTTTACTAGAAGACTACATTGGCGATATGCTGCCTAATTGGGCGTTTTATCATGCTGTTCCGTTCTTGCGTTTTAAGATAGAAAATGGCAATATTTTTTCTAAAACGTCTGAAACTGGAACTTCCCTTTCTACTGAAGAAGCACAGCACCTTAGAGAAGAAATAAGAAACACTTCTGAATACTATACAGAACGAATGATTGAGTATGTAACAAATAACTTATCTGACTTTCCTGAGTATTCAACAAATAGTGGCGCTGACGTTACGCCAGACCGTAATGCCTTTTACAATGGAATGAACCTTGAAAGACCAAGTAAGCAAGGAACTGAAATTACATTAAGAAATTTTTTAACTCCTGACTTAACATAATGAAGAAACACTACAAACCAAAAACAATTAATATAACAAAGCTAAAATCCTACTTGGATAAAAAGCCAAATACAAAAAACAATGACAGACCTAAAAGACACAGTACAAGTAGGACTAGCTAATGGCTCAGCAATTGGTTTCAGTATTACTGATTGCAATGAATATCTTACCCTTATTTCGCTTGTTTTAGCGATAAGTTTCACTATTTATAAATTCGTAAAATTTAAGAAATGAAAAAACTAATATGCAATCTTATATATAAATTAACAGGGCAAACATATTGCCTAAAGTGGTGTGGTAATTGTGAATTTAAAGGGTGCAAATGAAAAAGACTAAGTTAAATAGCACTAACCCAAAGTATAACAAAAACAAAGATAATGTGGTTAAAATGCGTCATGAATTTGTTAAAGAAGTTAAAGGCTGCAAAATCTATAAAACCTACTATCTCTAAGCCTAACAACATAAACCTTTTAATCATTCGTGATACCTTTACTAATAAGTCTACTATCGGTGAGCTGTTTGTTAATGGAGAAAGGTTTTGCGATACTTTAGAGT